ATTTGCCGAGACGGTCCGCGAGAGCATACACGGCGAGGAAGTCGGCAGCTTCTCCGCCGTGAATCAGTTTTTTAAGTCGTCAGGCCTCGGCCCGTTTTCGGCCAGAATGGCGTTGGCGATGCGTCCCACGACGTTGCTGTCGGCCTTGTTCAAGAGCGTCGGCTTGTGCTCGATCGTGAACAGCTTCGCGCCGTGCTCGTCCGTGGCTTTCATAATCAATATGTCCACGAGCAACTCCATGTCATTCTCTTTGCTGCGACGATAGAGCCGGTTTTTTTCGCCGAGCGTGACCGGCGATGCGTGGACGACGAGCTTCCATTCGGGCACGTCGATTTTGCGCGTGCCTAAGGAGGCGAAGTGTTCTCTGACGAGGTCGATTGCTTCCATGTGTTGTGTGTGTTTTGCTGTTACAAAATTAGACGCTCGTCACTGTCAGCACCCCATTTCCCTCGAAGGAAATCGCTCCCTCTACGAGGCCGTCAAAACTGGCGGAAATGTCGAATTTGGTCACGATGGCCGCGCCCGAATAGTAAACGTCACCGGTGTCCGCGCCCTCTGGGTAGAGGTTGAGCGTCACCGAGCTGCCGATGGTAATCAAGAGCTGGCCCGCGTTCGTCTCGTCCCAGTAAAGATCGCCCGACACGCTAAAAGTTTTCATCGTCGCAAGTCGCGTGCGGTAGGTGTCGCCGATTACTGAATCCTCGACGACATCTGAACTATGGCTGAGGCTGTAGTTTCGCAACTCGCCGATGGTGGTGCTTGAGATTTTGACGAGGCCTTCGCGGCCGAGGTGGTTTGCCATGTTAGTCGGTGGTTAAATAAATGCAGTTGAAAGTGTGCCGAGCCGTTCCGAAGCGCCTGTCCTCGTCTGGCTCAATCACATAGTCCACACTCGTCAAATGAAGGTCGCGACACTGGCCCCCGAGCGTCACGTCGGCGAGAACTGCGGCCTCGACCGCCGCGCTTCCGGTGTCGAAAAGGTCGTCTATCAAATATGTTCCGCTCTCGGCGATGAAGTAATCGACGATGAGCTGCAACTGCCGGTATTGAGTCCGGTTGCTCGGCCCGAGCGTGCGCACCTCGATCTGCTCGCTGACCGCGTAAACGGCGGCGGCGGGAAACGAGATGCTTGCGATCGTGTTATTGCGCCCGCGAAGGATGTTCGCGGTGGGCACGACGAGCGCGCCGGTGAGAGCGTTCGCCGTCGCGGTGCGGATGTTGGTGCGTGTGCTCATGCGGCTGCTGTTTTGATTTGCATTGCTCCGCCGACGCGGGTGAAGCCGAGATTGACGGCGCGATTGGCGAGAACGGCGGCGACTTTCTTCTCGGTCGTTCTCACGCGTGAATTGATGGCCGCGTCGATCATCCGCTGGTAGTTCGGAATCTTCACGTTGTGCGCCGTGGCCTTGATGAACGGCTGCGGCCCGAAGCTGGATTGCACGGAGCCGAAGCGGATGTTTCCACCCGCCTGCGCCTTGAGCTTGTCGCTGAATTTCTTGTAGCGCGCGCCGGTTACTTTTGCCGACGAGTTCCATCCGCTGACGGTCCAGCCCACGCGGTCCTCCATCATTGCTCTCACTCGGCGGAAGTCAGAACCGAACGCGAGAACTCGCGGCTTGCCCTTTATCCTGCGCCACGGCGTCTGCTGCTCCTTCTTGTATTTCCGAATCGCGTCTTCGTTTTCGAGCAACGGCCTGCCATAATAGTGCGTGAGATTCGGATTGCGGAAAAGCGCGCGCAGCTTCTCAACGTCGCGGTTGCGGACATATCGCGCCATCGACTTGTAGAATCCGCCCTTGGTCGCCTTCGCTTGAAGGTCTTCGAAAACCAACGGTTCGGCGAGCCTGCTGAAATCCGCGCGCACCGCATTTGCGCCCTGCTGCTTGCTCTTGGGCGGCGTGAATTTCACGATGGTCTGAATCGCGTATTTCGCCTCCTCCTTGATGACCAGCCCGAGGTCCACCTTTGCCGCGTTTGCAAGACGCGCGAGCTGATACTCCAGTCGCGAGAAACTGGTTTCGATGTCGATCATATCGACTTTGCGACCTCGATTTCGCAGCCCGCGCCCTCGGCATCCAAGGTCACGCGCTCGATGAAGTAGGTGACGCTCGCCCGTGAAAGCGTCTGGGTGACTTGCGGCGTGGCGCTGACGCTCGACGTAAGCAGAAACACCGTGAACTTGCTGTCGGTTCGCCGCTGGTCCTCAAACTCCGAGAACGCATCGCGCGAGGATGACCAGATGCCGGTAACGCTCACGCCTTGATACGTAAACGAGACACCCGCCTGCTCAAGTATCGCCGAGAAGTCGGAGTTGATTTGCGTCGGGTCGAAGTCGCGAACGGCTGCCATACTTATGCGCCTCCTGTAAAATAAAACCGTGCGTGAAGCTCCGGCCGGTTCGCGAGTAGCCACGGCTCCGCGTCCTCGTAGCACCGCTGCGCGTCTTGCCCGCAGGTCTGGCTTCCGACGTGGTGCACGTAGGCCCGCGAGATGAAATGCCGCCGCTTCATGTCGGCGCATTGCACGTCGTCCGAGAACCAATTTATCGGCGGGAAATCAACCCACGCGTCGCGGTGGACCCACGCGCAAATTGGCGCGATCACCGGCGTCTCGACGATATGCCGCTCCGACTGGTAGCGGAGGAAGTCGATTTTCCCGCGCCCGCTGCGGACGTTCTGCTCGCCGCGCGCATAGTCCGAGCGCGTCGCGACGTAACCGAGATCCGGCACGACCTTGCGCAGATGCGCGACATCCGCGAGGAGCACCGCCCACGTTGTCGGCGTGAAGACGATGTCATCGTTGCAAATCAGAATCTCGTCGTGCCGCTTGAACGCTTCGCGCGCGGCAAAGTTGTAGGCGTCCCCGAAGTTCGCGCCGACCTTGTGATGCACATACCTCTCAACCTCGCGCGGGACGTAGGCGTTCAGCGATGCGGTCATCACGTCGAGGCACGAGGCGTTGACCGTGCAAACGATGATTGCCGGCGTGCTCATGGCTTCTTCGCTGCGAGGATTTCCTTGATGTTCTCGGCGTCGATCAGCGTCACGCCGCTTGCGATGACGAGCTTATCCCAGTCGTGCGGCGGCACCATGCCGTCCTCGATGTGCACCGAGATCATGGCGCGCTCTACGGCTCGCGGCTGTCCTACGTCGTGGATGAACTGCTTGGCCATCGCCATCGTCTCCTTGTCGTCAGCTCGCACGAGGAAAACGTGCTCGACGGTGTCCGGTTGCGCTGCCGTCCCAAGCCACGCCTCGCGGAAGGAGACCGAGCGCGTCGAGTCTCCGAGGGTTTTCTGAGTGAGCCGAATCGCGGGCTTTTCGTGCTTGTGAAAAGCCCACTGCAAGCCGTCCGCTTTTCTCGGATTGTCCGCGAGCCGATAGGACCGCGCAGCGAGATCGAGACCGGCCCAGCCATACCATTTGACCTCGTGCGTCCACGGCCGGTCTTTCTCCTTCGGCTCCGGTAGCGACATCATCCGCTCCGCCCAGAAGCTCGCGCGCCTGCCGTCGTTGCGCTCGAACGCCAGCATGATGACGGAGGCGATAGCCTCGCGGCACCAAGGGAAGACGCCGTGCGCGCCCATAGCGAATTGCAACGCCTCGCGACGCGACGCGACGAGCCGCGCAAGGTTGAGCTGCACTTCATAGCGAAAGGAGTCATCGAGATTCGGGAAGCTGAGCGCGATGCGCCCGAACTGCTCGGCGGCGGTCTTGTTGCCGGCGCAATAGTGTTCTTGGTGGACGTAAAAATACTGAGTGGCCGACTCCGCGATGCTCCGCCCGAGGATTGCGAGGTTGCGTTTCCGGTTGGATTGTTTGATCGCGACCGGCTGATGCCGCCAGACCGGCGCCTTCCATTCGTTGTGAAGATCGTTCGGCAGCAGGAGCAGGTTTTCGTGGACGTCGTGGTGCCAGACGCGCCCCGAGGCAAAGGCCGTGCGGCGGATGATGCGCTCGCGTTGCAGCTTCTTGCCGGTCCCCCGCACGTCGTAAGGGCATCGGAGCATGAGCACGTCTTCCGTGAGTTCCTTGAGCCTTTCGCGCAGGTCCGTCGCGTCGGTCAGCACGTCGTCGCAGTCGGCCCAAAGAAGCCAATCGCCGGTCCCTTGCGCGAACGCTTGGTTGCGAGCCCTCGCGAACGAATCGACGTGCCGCCACGCCTGCGCAGTGACGCCGTTGCGGTAGTCCGAGAAGACAATCGGGACCGCGTTGCGCTCGCACCATTCGCGCGCGAGCTGTTCGGTGTCGTCCGGTTCCTGCGAGCCGATGGCCCGCACCAGTGAGAGTTCGTCGATGATGCCGACGAACGAATCGAGCATGGTTCGGATGTGCGCGGTTTCGTTACCGGCAATCACGCAGAGGGAGATTGTCATGTTGTGTGTTGCCTCCGGTGTGGCGAATCGCGCCGCAGCGTCAAAACAAAAAGCCCCACGCGGTGAGGCGTGGGGCTGTAAGCT